CCTTGTTTATCTGTAATCAATCTCAATGAATACACCCATTCTAGATTGTCTTTTTCAATTCTTTCCACACATGATTGTACATGATTAGGTTCATACCAACAATCTTGGTCAAGATATAGAACATAATCAGTATTAATTAAATGTGTGAATGCAGCATAGACACGATGGCCATAGAAACCATTGGCACCAACATTAATAGGCAAGGTTGTTATTTTTAAATTTGGATTGCCGCGAAACTCATCCGTAATGACTTTAACTTTACCTTCATGTTGTTCACCATCACATACAACATAACATTGTGTGTTATATTTTTGTGTTAGGACACTTTCAAGTGCTTTACGGAGTTCAGGTGCGCCTGTTGTTGGTATAATCACTGTTGCTGTCATACATCACCTCATAATATCAATATCTTTTCCTGAAGTCCATACCTCAAGTTCTGTTCGTAGTCTATGTTCATCTTTTAATGTCAAATAACGATTAGTTGCTTTGTTTTTCCACCATGCAATAATATTTTCAAGCTCAAACTTGTCATAGTTTTCATCTTTAACTAAAACATCAGTCTTCCCATTTACAACATCAATAAAGTTTTTGAAACCGTAGTTAGATATGTAGTATCTTTTTTGTTCTGTCAAATTTTTTGCATTCTCAATCACTTCATTGAAACGTATGATTTCTTTAGTACCTTTTAAACCAGCTTTTGTCAGAGAAATAATTTTCATGCTTGTTTTTAACTTCTTGCTTGATATATCATCTTCAACAATTTTACCCACTTTAGATTCAACGAAATTACGTAAATCTTCATAAGGTTTTCCATGCATCATTGGTAGAAAATCACTTTCAGTTTCACCTTTATGTCTTATATATGGCTTCATTCCATCATACTGTGAGGACGATTTGGATGAACCATAGAGACTTGTGGTTTCAAACATACACAAGTTCATATCATATTTCTTGTTAATCATTTTCCTAACTTGGTGGGAACAACAGATACCTGCAAGTAACTTTCCGCCCAAGTAATTGAAACCGAAAGGTTGCGCTGGTACAATAACAAAACCCATCATTGTGGTGTTGTTGAATGCCTTGGCAGTTTCTGGTTTCTGTGTAAAGACCTGGCCAAGCATTTCATTACGTGGTCTACAATTAATAACAGGAGAACCAATACGAATGAAACCCAGAAACTTATTTGTGTTTTTTTCTTTGACACCTAAACGAATTTGGCGACCTACGGGTGAAATATTAATATGTGAAGATGTGATGTTCAGTAGAGTTTCCCATGTGTTGGTATTGCATTCAATAACATCAATATCCATGTCTCGTGGATGCATTGAGAAATCGGAGAACAAATCTTCTTCAATTGGGAATAATGGGTTCGCTGACATTTCAGACAACGAAGCCAACTTCTGGTCACGCATATAATCATCGATGCGTTCAAAGTTACCAAAGTAATCTTCAAATACTTTAGCACAATGAATTGCATCCTCTTTAGACAACATCATATTTTGAAACCATCAAATGATTTTTTAGCCTTTTGTTCTCTGTCACCAAAAGTATTCACTGGTTTATCGTGACCAGAATCGGCCAATCCATCTTGGCCAGATTGTTCAACATCATATAATCTCATTTTACTTCTATCAACACCAAGAGTGAATCGTTTGTAATATGTAGGATCATTGTATCTGTTCTTCAATTGTTTGACCATAATCTGGCCCAGTTCTTCCAATTCTTCCGAAGTAATCAAGGCAAACATCAAATCAGCTGTCGCTGGCAAACCAAAAGATTCACTTGTATCTTCAAGTCCTGGGTCGGAAGAAGTAAATCCACTTCTTGTTGTTTGTGTCGCAGATACAACTGGTACTCCGAATTCAACTGCAAGACCTCGCAGTTCTTCAGCGATTGACTTGACGTAGGTATAGGAATTAATACTTGCTCCGGGTTTGATTCTAGCAGAACAACAAATATTGAGATAATCAATAAAAATAATATCAGGCCTAAAAGACTTTTTAAGATATAGTTCATTCAATAGTGTTCTAAAGTGTGTTGCAGAAGCTGATGCAGTTGGATATTCTTTGATGATTAGTTTGCCTGTTGTCTTAGATTTAACCTTAGCAACTTTCTTATCATACATTTCTTTTGGAAGATCCTGTAAATCGTCTAAGGACACATTCAACAAATTTGCGTCAATACGTTCTGCTATTTTTTCTTCAGCCATTTCCATTGTGATATACAATACATTACGACCCTGAGACATAGCACCGGCAGCAACATGACACATAAAAAGGGACTTACCAACACCAGTACCAGCCAAGGCGATATTAAGTGTTTTGGCAGGAAGGCCGCCCTTGGTGATTTTGTTGAAGTAGTCGAGGTCAAAGGGAATTCGTTCTTCTTTTCTATGATAGAATTCATATCTTTCATCGGCATTCTCCAAATAATCGTGTCCAACAGATGTATCAAAACTTACTCCTAAGGCATCCGATAGTATCTTGGGAATCTGACCTTTATCGTTGGTCTTGTCTTTCCCATCGAGTATAGAAATAGACCCCAATACTGCATTGTAGATTGCTTTCTCTTGGCAGAATTTTTCGGTCTTGTCAACAAGCCATTGAATCTGGGATATTTCTGACTTAGATTGTTCAACCTCTTTAAGATAAGTTTCTGATTTCTCAACTTCAACATCCGTGATATCACGCCTTTCTTTGACGGCCAATATAATTGCTTCAATCGTCGGTGTTGAATTGTAAGAATTAGTGAATGATGTAATTTCATTAAAAATTGCTTTTTCTGTTCTGTCTGAAAAGTATTCTTCTTTTAAGAATGGAAGAACTTTTCTAAGAAATTCGTCCGAGTAAATCAGGTGCTTTAAAATTGTTTGTTCAAGTCGCATCAATTATTTCCTCATCTATATTGGCAGACATTAATTCCACCAACAAATCGCCTGCATATTGTTTAAAATCCGAATCCTTCTCCAGAAGTTTCGGCTTCATTACAGGACATTCTAACACATAATAAGCAAAAAGTAAATGGGGCCCATCGGCATACTCTTTAAAAGATACCTTACCATATTTGAATAAGGTATCCTTGTATTCACCCACCAGAATCTTAATATGTGCCGTTTCTTTATCGTCTTTAGGATAAATGAAACAGTAGTCTATACCTTCAATCATTTTGATTCTTGCATAATATTACCAGAAGTAACACTATATTTTTCTTCAACAAATTTTAGAAAAGTTTCATCTTCTAAAATAGAAGTCCAAAAATCTTTTGTATCTGTATCTTTTATACGATATTTTTTATCTTCAACTTCACCAGTTTCCGGATTTACTTTTGAATACCAACCATTGCTAGGTTTTACTACGTGCTTAGATTCAACAGCAATGTCAAGTAAGCCAGACCACTTGCTAATACCACCGTCAAAAGATACAGTGACAGGAATTTTAGATTTCTCTTTAACATAACGGGATTTTTCTACATTGATAATAAAATTGTAACCGACAATCTCGGTGCCTTCTTTTTCTTGTTGACGGCCAAGGATGAAAATGTTGTCAGCAGAATAATATGAACCTGTGCCGCCACCAACAATGTCCTTAGGGAACATACCAATTTCTTTGTATGTGTGATTGACTACAATCATTGGAATATCTTTAATATTCAAATGTGGTGTAACCATGCGAAACAAAGATTTAACTTGTTTAGCTCGACTCATATCAGCTACAGATTTTTCTGCTAAAGCATCTTCAACTTCTTTCTTTGAAGCCAAATTACCAATCGAATCAATAACAATGATGAGGTGTTCACCACGTTCCAAATCTGTCAACTGTTTCATAATATCAAACTTCAACTGTTCGATATCAGTAAGTGGTGTGTGAAGTACCCGTTCAGTATCAATACCAAATGAATCGAAATAAGACTGTGGAGTACCAAACTCAGAATCATAAAACAAGAGTGCAGCATCTTCATATTTGTCCATATAAGATTTAGCCATCAATAGTGAAAAAGCAGTCTTGAAGTGTTTTGATGGACCTGCCCACATTGTGAGTCCGGGAGTTAAACCACCATCAAGTTTTCCTGACAAAGCAACATTGATAATCGGCACGGCTGTTGGAATCATATCTTTATTTGTAAAGAATTTTGATTTGGATAGAATTGCAGAATCTTTGATACTGCTGTTCTTTTTAATTTTGTCTAATATACTCATTTTATTCCTTAATTAAAAAAGTCATCTAGTGTAGTCTGTTTTTCGGTCGACCAACCCATACAATCTAAAATAACTTTAATGGGTTCCAGAAAAGTCTTTTCGAATTGTGTATTATAGTCGATATATTTTGAAATGTCAAATTCTTTTGGCAGCCGTGTTGGATAAGAGATAACGGTATCTTTAAATGGGTTTGGCATAATCAAATATGAGAACTTAATCTTTTCACCTTCTTGGATTAGAGGATACTTCTTTGTTAACTTCATTTCTTTGAGATAATGATTGTAGAGAATTG